ATACGGATTGAAAATATCTTGAGTTATCTCTAGTGTCCATGAGGATCTGTAGTAATTTAAGATGATGATCTGACCATTTACTTGGACACCAGTCAAATCCTCTGAGGTTGTCGCTTGAATGGTACCAGCTCCGGGTGTATTGTAGTTTTCCCCCTTCATAGAAGCATCTTGTATCCCGGAGAAAAGAATCATTTGATTGAAATATTTAGTGCCAAGAAATGGGGCGCCAAAGTTTAAGCGACCGTTAGCAAAGAATATATATTTAGCCTTTACTAAGGCTCCTAGAGCTGGAGCGATATACCCAAGATTATCTGCTGCCGAAGTATAATCTTTAATTGTATTGCTAAAAGAATCGTAAAAAAATACTGCGCTCCCTGCATTTGCTGTGATGTTTGTAGATGTGAAAACGAAGCGTCCTAAGTTATCCCACGTAGGGTAATCTGTACCGGTGATATAGGCGTCTTTTTCCGTCATAGCAAATCCTGGGTAACCAGCTAATGCACCAGCAAAAGTAAGCTGATCGAATACTTTCGTAGCTGTGTTGTACCTATAAGCAAAGTTTTGATCGAAGGCGAGTAGTCTCTTTTCTCCAGATGGTAGAATATGCTCAAATATCCCCATGATTCTACTTTCGTCTGCAAGTGCAGGAGCAAACCCGGCAAAGCCCTGCCTTGACTGTAGAACCTGCCTATAGACAAACCCATCTTCTAAATTCTGATAGCTATCGGATGGCTGAAGAAAGTTAACGCCGGCTCTTGAAACCCCTGTCTTGTTGCCTGTGATTTCGTAAACTTCCACTTACCCGCCTATAATATTTAGACATAAATAAAGAGGGTCTTTCGGGGCATTATCTTCGTCATTAATAACGATCTTGACAAAGTCCTTGCTCATGGAAACTGTTCTGTCCGTACCCTCAAGAATACCGCAGATTAACGGAGACACATTACCGCCAATGCCTCTCATAGCTGTAATTTGAACGCCATAATTAATGCTCGGTAAAGGAGTGGCAAATCTTATTGTGTATTTCCCAATAGAGTTTCTTTGAATACCCGATAAAGCAGGGTTTGCGTTGTAGGGTTTGATATTGTGAGTGTAGTTGAAAGCTGATTGAATAGGATTTGCAGCGCTTCCCGTAAAATTACAGATAGCTCTAAATCCCAACTGCAAGATCTGGTCATCCGTTCCTGTTCCTTTATCAGATTTAAGAAAAGGTTCCGACTTTTGAACGGCTGGAGACTCAGTCGAGTTCTTTTCCTTCATATACAAAGCACCGTCCATCAACAACCACAGTATGGGATCTGTAGGACTTGCTGCGTTATCAATGAAAGATGGCATCTGAACAAAGCGGTGGTGCCCTTCATATCCGTCTAGATTCCAAAAGTGATCTTGAGCCGTTTGAACAGGCGGGTTAGTTCCAATTGCCTGCTTTCCTAATGTTTCCTCAATATATGTCGTATTCTCGGCGCCAGGAACCCTATTATCCTTAACTGAAAGTGTTCCATTCGGCCACTGTGCATTCCAAGGCATAACTTACTTCCTCTGAGGTTTTACTTTAGGGATCTTAGCTTTTCCCATGTTTTTTTGAGCTTTCTTAAGAGCGTTGGCAATACCTGCTGTCTTCATAGACTTCATCTCTTTTATGTCCTTCTTTCTGTTGAACTTCTCATCCTTTGCAACGTACTTGTCATCGCCAGGGCTTTTTTTTGCTTTCATGTTTAAATCCTTAAATTAAAATTTTGGTTCTGCCCGACTCATTTTTATCTGGTTGTGCGTGTGGGTTAACATTAACTTTCTCTCTCTTGAGTGATTCTTAGATATCTGAGCAAGAGTAGCTGGATCGTATCTATAGTCCATGGCGTAGTTGTAGGATGCGCCTGTTGCTACATAACGAAGCCAGTAACTAAAAGGCAACGCAGGGTCGCCGGCAGTATCTAGATCGGCAATTCTTTTATATCCGTAAATCCTCACCTGGTAAGATGTTTCAGGTATCGTTCTAAATGTGAACTCATCCCCATAATAAAGCATCATGGTAGGGTAGCCGGGTATTAGAATCTCGTCGTTATTTATTCCCCATATCCTGAAAAATTCACCAGGATCTTGGTAGATAGGAAGCCTATTCCAAGACACAGAGTTATTCACAGGGTCTAAAAGGGAGATAAAAGCCTCTTGAGAAATGTTAACAAACTCAGAGGAGGCCCCAACATCATTAAAGGTGTACACACCTGTCGTGTTGGTTTCATTAATCGTGAACGTCATCGTACCAAAGTTCTCGAAAAGCTTCACATCATCCGACATCGTGCTATTAATAAAATAATTTATATAAGCAGTTAGAGTGTTATCGTTTGAGTCAATGTCGTTCGGGTTGTTCCGTCCTAGTTGTCTTCTCATCAATGCTAAAATGTCGGATAATTCAGAGGCCATTACATATCTTGGTAAACTGTTGTTAATGAAAATCTAGGTGTCTTATTAATAACCCTAGTCTCTTTGGATCCGTCTGGGTTATTTACCCACCCCCATACAGGGTTCCCCTTCAGAGATAGGTAGTGAACGATATATTCCGGTAAATCATACGTATTACCAGGGATCAAGGTCTCTGTAAAGTGAATCAAGTGGTCGCTTACATGAACCGCTAAAGGGTTTTCTGGTTGATCGTTACGTCTAAAGACAATTCGTTGCTTAGGATGAAGTTCAACGGGGCATTGCTTTATGGGATATCTATTTAGCCTAAGCTTCTTATTCTGCTTCCTAGCTTCTTCGTTATACAAGCGGTAATCGCGCATTGTCTCCAAAGGCATCTCTTCAATAGGGAGCTTCTCATTCTCCATCGATTTAAGAGTGGTTCCCATTGTGTCTTTTTCTACTGTCTGAGCTTTCTTAGGTCTTGGCATGTATCCTCTCTAATATTTATTCACTGTTATATATAAAATTTTGTTCTATTAAATTGCAATAACCACCCTCTACGTAGGGCGGGAAGTTTGTAGAGTCAACAGGCTCATCTGTGACGGGATATTTCAGTGTGAATGTAGTGTCCCCTGTGACTGTAATTTTAAACCTATAGTTATTTATCGGATCTTCGCCTCTGGGAGTGGGCATGGAACCGTTTAGATCAGTAAGTCGAACGAATTTTCCGGAGGTATAGCCGTGATCTTCTGTTGTCGTTACCTCGCAAGGAAGCGCATTAGAAATTGCTGTTATGTCCGTTCTGTTCGCTGTTTGTCCCATAATATCCTCAAAAGGGGGGCTTAACGCCCCCATCTACCTAGGTTAATAGGTCGCCTAAATTTTCATACTGACCGAATTTCAACACGTCCACATAGAACACGTCGCTATTCGCACCCATAACAGCAGTACCTGCTGTAAGCTTATAAGTGATTGGATCATAAGCATAAGGATTAGGATCGTACGGGTTTGTATTGCTATAAGGAGCAACTTGAGGATTATTTAATGTAATAACCGCAGTTTCTAAAGCGATACGACCGCCTGCCACATAAGCCGTGTATGCGAGTGAGTCAATAGCCTCACCGGTAATCACATCTTTTAGTGAAAAGCTTGTTGAATTAACAACCGTGATTTTAAAGCGGAGGTTATTCAGCTGGCCCATGCCGTTATCTGTAGCCCCAACATCGCCAAGATCAGTTATCCTTACAATCTGGTTATCTTGGAAAGTGTAGGTGCTATGAGTGACAACGCAAGGATCAGCTGCTGAAATACCAGAGATAGTGGCGTGTCTTGAAGAAACGCCGCCGCTGGTATTAGCTTCAGTAAAACCGTCAGTTGCCTCTAATGCAATCTTAGCAGCAGGTGCTGTACCAACCCCAATTTGCAAAGCATCACCGGCAGGAAAGTTCCTAAACCATGTTGATTGAACAAAGGTGTCATTAGTACCGTACTTGGTGTAGTTATAAAACGTTACCTTATCTGGTTGAAAAGGGAACGTAAAAGTGTGGGCTGTTCCAGCTGAAATAAACTGGAATCCGTAAGTCATTGTTTGGCCTTGAAATAGATCAGACATTATACGCCTCCTTTAGTAGACAGAAGTGTAACGATATGGCTATCGTCTAAGATTGCCGCATTGAACCATGCTGTGAATCCCATTGACTGGAATCTATTGAGGTAATCGTTAAAGCCAAGTGGCTTCATGATCATCTCTGTAGAAACTTGGTCAATACCAATATAACCGTAAGCATTAGCGCCAACAAATGTGTTGTTGTAAACGGCAGGATCTGCGGTTGAATACTTAACAAGTGTAGATGTTACCCATCTAGCCTCGTCAGTAGCTCCAAACTCTGCTTGGAGAACAGGCTCTTGTGAACCGTACTGTGAAGTTGGAACAAACGCATCTAAAGCTCTGATATCGGGCTTTAAATTTACGTGAGCAGTAACCCAGAATCCGGATTCCACGGGCCCAGTTCCAAAACGAGAAGTGCCTTCCACGGTTGGAGTCATCTTCTCAGTATCGTTGTCGTCAAGATACTGAATAGCTCTGTTTACATCTGTTTGTGTAAGCTCAGTGATTGCGTTACCATTAACACCGTTAAGGCAAGAAATCTGAGGAACGGAAGCATCCCAAACATCTCTTGTTACCTTATCAAGCATGGTGTGCATACATTGAGATAAGTTATCAGCTGTTTCATTGGCAGTGTCATCTTCTACAACGAGAAGAACTTTTCTACCAAGTAGAACCACTTTACCAAACTCTTGGACAGTGACGTTAATATCGAATTTTTGTACTTGCTCAGGTGCAGGATCTGCATCTTGAGATAATACAACAGGGTCAGAATTCAAGTTCTCTTGTCTTCTGAAAGCTATCGTATCGGTATTTTTTTGTGGAAGAGTAAAAGCTCTACCAAACATGTTGTGGACGTTACGGGGCTTTGATCTCTGTAGAAGTGCACGGTGCGCCCATCTATCAGACATTGACCCGTAACCGCTAGTTGTTGTTACAGACATTATTTTCCTTTACCTAACGTCTTCTAGCCTTATGCCTCCACTCACCGAATTCTTTATCCGACATTTGCATCACATCGACAGCCTCATTTAATGAAGCACCTTTGGGAACGCCAGTTGGTGAAAAAGGGGCATCTCTTTTAGGAGGTGC